ATTGACTTAATCTTTGAAGGATTAATAAGTGTATTTGCAGAACCCAAAAACTCACAGTCAAACTCTCTTCTGAACTGTTCTTCAGAAGTATTTGCGATTGTCTCTGTTCGCCACTTTTCATCTCGGCCTGGCACTTGACTCCAGTGAACATCTATGATATTATACGAGTTTCTTTTGTTCTCTGCATCAACCCACAATTTGTAGAAAAGATTCATACCATTGGGTGTAGATACAATAATAACTTTTGTAGTTTTACCAGATGAGATTGTAGGATAAACAGAACTAAAGAAGTCCTCTGCTACGTTGTTTGGAACGAATGCAAATTCGTCCAAGAATATCATGTTGTAAGAACCACCACGAACAGCAGATGAAGATGTAGAAGATGCAACAACCCTACTACCATTCTCTAAGTCTACTGAACCTTTGTTCCAAGACACCACGCCCTGTTGTAACCACTTAGGAAGATTCTCATATGCAAGTTGAAGTCTACCAAGAATGTCTCTTGCAGTCGCAGCCTTGTTGGCAAGGATTGCAACATTCATGTTAGGATTGAATAGAACGTAGTGAAGAATATAGGATACCATAGTCGTGGATTTACCAGACTGTCTTGGCATCTTACAGATAGTAAAACGATTGTCGTGGATTGTATCTACAATGTCCTCTTGAAAATTATACATTTCAAAAGGAACAAGTCCTTCATCAAGCGATACGATTTTAATATAATTCTTGATAAAGTATATGGGATTTTCCATACACTTCTGGTATTCAAGAATTTGATTTTTCGTCCACTCTACAGGAACATTAGATTTTTTTAGTAGAGGATTTCCAAGGTAGTGATCATAAGTTTTCATTATCTGCGTTCAGTTGTTCTATTGTTTTAGCAATACCCAAATCATAAGCTTGTCTAATTTGATTATCAACACCAACTTGAATCGCAATATCGTTATTATTACAATGATCTACTAGAGATGCAACAATCGTATCTGTTGCCAGTCTTGATCTGTAGTCCAACCAGTTTTGTAAATATTCTTGAACATCCAAACAAACAGAATCCATAGCTAATTTTTCTGTTTCTGAAATATTTAAATTAATTTGTGCCATAATTTGAGTTTCCTTTATTTAAGCTATCTTGTAGCCCATCCACCATGTGTTCCATTGATTGCCTCCAGAATTCATCGCCCAAGCAGAGCCACCATGTCCATAAATTCTTACATAATCACCTTGATCTAATTCTAGAACATTCATATAGGCCTGGGTGCTATTTGCATAATGTGGTAGATCTTCTACTACATCCAAAGTTCTGGTGTTGCCATTTACACCCCAACTACAATACCAACCAGTTGTTTGAGTACCACTAAAATCTGGTTTGAAAACCATCAAATAAAGTCCAGCAACTGGAGCGGTAAATTGATCACTTGCAAAAGAACTGTGATGCCTTCTTGTTTGCACCCCAAAGTAATTAGAGGCACCATAAAGTGTCCAACCTGTGACTCTGGTAGCGACATTAACGACATTTGTAAAGCTTGTATTTAGATATGCAGCAAATGCTACTTGATTTGGATGAGATACCCTACCAGAAGTATCAACAACTATACCAACATTATTATTATTTAATATATGAAGCCCACTTGCACCAGTTGCTCCTGTTTGATAACCAGCATAAGCTCCACCGCCAGCATCTGTTGATGTTTCAACACCAATTTCTGCCGTAGTCGCCGTATTTTGCAATTGAAGAGCAGCAACAGATCCAGAATTTGTAGTTTTGATGAGTGCTCTGGCGTTGTTTGTATTTTCAATATGTAAGGGTAAGGACGGTGAAGTAGTGCCAATGCCGACATTATTACCATCAATAGCAACCCTAGTAACTCCAGCAGTCTGAAGATGAAGTGGTTTAGCACTACCAGATGCACCATTAACATGACCAACACGAGCGACAGAGCCAGTGAAGTCCATTATAATTCTTTCGTCACCGGCACCAAAATTAGCAGATGCACCAGAAGAACCTATCGCACCAGCAACATTTAATCTTTCATTACCAGTAGTTGTGTTAAGACTAGTAAATCCATTGGGATCTATAGTAAATCGTTCAGCACTTGAAAAATCTTGATTATAATTTATTGATAATTTACCTGTTGATTGGACACTTCCGACAGCCCAACTTCTTGTTCCAGCATCGTGAAACCAGATATAACCGTCTGCATCATCGTTATATACTTCAATATTTCCTGCTACTCTTAGTTTTTCAAGAGAACTCGTAGAACCAATAGCTACTCTATTATTTGTACTGTCTAGATAAAGTGTTCCAGAATCGTAGTTTAGGTTATCTGCAAGTTTTGGGCCTGTGACAGCACCATCTGAAATCTCTGATACAGTAACAGAGTTTGCCGCCAAATCCTCGGCAGCAATAACATCAACACCAATCTTTGCAGAGTTCACTGCATCATCAGCAACCTTAACAGTTGTTACAGCACCATCAGCGAGTTTTGCAGTTGAAATGCCACCGTCACCAATGGCTGTATTTTTAATTCTGGTTAATGGCATATTACTTTCCCTTTAACATCTTTTGTAGTTCAGCAGTGCTTCCAACAAATAATGCATTTGTTACGTTCTGAGGAGCAGAATTAGGAACTTCTTTGAGTTTCTTCATCTTTGCTTGCAAATCACCCAATTTCTCCGTGACTTCTGCCACTTGTTTAATCAAGTTCCCAGCAACCTCATAGGTTCTTGGGTGTTCTGATTCTCTTGCAAGGTCTAGAATACCATCAATGGCATCCTGTCCTCTTTCGATAAGATTATAAAAGTTCTCTCGTTGATATTTATAATCGTTATCTATATCTTCTTCATTTAGTTTTGTTTCTGGAACAAGAACAGGTTTTGGTGGAGTAACATCCTTTACTGCCAAAACCTCTGGTTCTGCTATTCCTAAAACATTATCTAAAATGTCAGTCTGATTGCTCATCTACCGTTTCTTC